CAGTGCATTGGGCACAACCTTTACCTTAGAGTCATTGCCAGCCTCGGCAAGTACAGCACCTTCGGTAATACCTGTTACAGCGTTAACCGTAAGCACGTCAACATCGGCTGCGGTAGAGTCGATTGCAGAGATAGTTGCAACATTTTCTGCTGCCACTGCCAAATCGTTACCTACTACGATGAGCTTCATGCCCACCTTGGCAATTGAACCAGTCTCAAACTTCTCAACGGTGATGGTCTTGTTCGTTGCATCAATGGCCTTCACCTTGAAAGTGTAAAGCGGAACGATGGAGCGAGCCTCAGCAGACTCGTCAACACAGACGAGGGTGCCGGCTGCCATTACGTTGGGATAGTTAGGCATATCCTCAAGCTTCACGCTGAAACCACCCACAAGAATGGTAGGCTTTGCCTCGTAGCACTTGCGAACGCCACCCCAACTCTTGCTCCACTGCACATAGTTGTTAAGTGTTCCTGTTCTCATTTTTCAAGAAATTTTAGTGAATAAAAAGTTAAAAGTCTCGTTTTAAGGCAACCTCACTGAAAGTTCTTCTCCATCTCGGCCTGGTAGCCTGCGCTCTCCTCGGCCTCTTTCTTTAAGGCTTCGATGCGCTCCTTGACGAACGACGTGTCACCGCCCGTGCCACCGCCGTTTCCATTGCCTCCGAAAGCGGGGGCTCCTTCACCGTAGAACTTCTTGTAGCTCGCCTCGTAGTCACGCTCGGCAAGCACCTTCAGCTCGGCAAGGTTGGGTTTCTCCCCTATCTGAATCCTGTCGACTACAAGGTCGATGACGGCCTGTCCGTTCGCCTTGCGTCCTTCAAGGTATTCACGAAGCTGCTGACGTACCGACTCGTCGCGGGCGTTCTTCTCACGCTCGTTGTAGTTGCTGATGAAACTGTTGACAGTTCCCGTCAGCTTGCCGATGGCTCCGTCTTCTGCCGTAAGGCCTCCGATGGCCTTGGCTACGGCATCCGCAATCTTCGCGTCGAGGTCTTTGTCGGAATCCTTATCCTTGTCCTTATCCTTGTCTTTCGGATTAGGTTCTGGATGCTCCTTCTTGTACTCCTCGATTGCTTTTGCAACGGCGAGCGTCACCTTGTCGCTGACCTCCTTCTCGTGCTGCTTCTCGTACTCCGCCTTGTACTTCTCAGTGAATGCCTTCTCATCGAAGCGTTTCTGTCCAGCGAACTCCTTCAGCACGGCAAGCACTGGTGCGTAGGTATCGTCAGTGACCTTTTCATCCTCCTTGAACGAGTCGAGATAAAGCGACGAGATTCCGTCGAATGTCCTGTCACTGATGACCGATGCCGTGTCGTTTCCAAGCTTCTCCTTGAGATTCTGAATCAAAATGTCTTTCTCCATAATGATAATTAGTTTTTGTGTTGGTTTCATATACCCGCTTTCTGCGGGATTCACACGCAAATTTATATTGTAGAGAACCTTCTGCAATATGATTAAAGAAAAAAATGAAGAAAAATTTTAAAACATATTGCATATCAGCCATATATGGGTATTTTTGCCAATAATTCTCTAAATTTAGCATTATGAACGGATTGACAGGTCTCTTTACGTCTAACGGCAAGCCGATATACTCAACTGAGTATGTCGAGAAGCTGCGTGACGAGGAGGAGAAAAAGAAAGTTTCAAGGTTCTTCATCGCCCAGAAAGGAGCGCAGGAGAACGACCTGCACAGCACGGTCGACATTTTGGTCACGGGAGGAAACCGTGGCGGAGGCAAGGCAAACCCGTATTACACGAAGGTGATGACACCAAGCGGTTTCAGACAGATAGGGGATTTGCAGATCGGGGACAAGATATGCACGCCGTATGAAGGAATACAGGAGGTGTCTGGAATCTTCGATCAGGGAGAGAATACGGTCTATGTTTTCCATCTCGACGACGGGACGGAGGTGCGATGCATGGATAACCACAGGTTCTACGCGAGGTCGCATCCGGACGAGCCTTTCATGATATGGACTGCAAGGGACATCATGGAACTCTACAGACTCGACCAGAAGCCGCCTTTCGCAAGAAGGAGCAAGGTCGATTTCAATGTCGAGATTCCGATATGCGGAGAGGTGGAGATGGACGAGACGAAAGTGCCGTCATCGTTACCGATACATCCGTTTCTTCTCAGTTATACGGTATATAACGGATACAACAATTTCGACGGCCTGAAAGTCTTATCCAGAAGATCCTTCGAGTCCAATACGTTCTCCATGCTCGGCTACAAGATCAGGAAGCATCCATACAAGCAGGAATTCTACATCACAGGCTTCACGAAACAGCAGAAGGATGCTGTCGTGAGGACGCACGCAGGCAATCCTGTAAGGATAACGGAGGAATATATGACATCATCCATACAGAGCAGATGGTATTTCCTCAGAGGACTGTTCCTCAGACAAGGGAAGGCGAAGAACAACCATCCATGCTACGAATCAACGAACAAGGCATTCGTGGAGGACGTGGCGCAGATGGCACGCTCCCTCGGCGCATGGGTGAGCGTAAGCGAGATAACGGACGACCCGAAGAAGGCGGGTATGTGGCGTGCCTCGATGCTCTTCCAGAACGACAAGAGGATATGGCCATGTACAAGAAGGGCTACACAGGCGAAGGAGAACTACGACAAGGTCTCGTCATGCCCCGTCAAGCCTGGCGACCCATGCTACACGAAGAAGATACTGTGGGTGTCGAAGGCGCAGAAAAAGACCGATTGCAGGTGCATAACCGTAACAGGAAACGACCACCTGTACATGACGGATGCTTTCACGATAAACCACAACACGGCACTCATGCTCATGGAGGGTCTGTATGACATAGACAACCGCCATTTCAACTCAGTCCTGTTCCGAAAAAACAAGGACGATTTCGACAATATCGAGAACGAGAGCCGCAGATGGTTCGACAAGCTCGGCAAATACAACAAGTCCAAGGATGACATGACGTGGAACTTCAAGACGGGCGCGAAGATGTCGTTCGACACATACGACATGGACTGGAAGGACTTCGACGCCAAGTACAGGGGACAGCAGTTCGCCTACATAGGTATCGACGAGCTGCCGCAGATGCCGTTCGAGTACCTGAAGATACTCATGGGATCTAACCGTAACACCATCGGTGTCCGCTCGCGCATCCTCGGAACGTGCAACCCAGACCCGCTGTCATGGCTGAGGCCGTTCCTTGACTGGTGGATAGGAAAGGAGGACACCGTATATTCAGACGGACTCATGCATCCTGAGCGCAAGGGGCTACCGATACCTGAGCGTGACGGAGTGGTCAGGTACTGCTTCATGGGTAACGCTGAGTCAGTCGACGGAATCATTTGGGGCGACACCCCTGAGGAGGTGTACGAGCAGTGCAAGAGCGAGATAGACGCACGCTGGGACCCGTCACTCGAGGAGTTCGGATACAACAAGATGACGTTCGCCGTCAAGTCCGTCACGTTCATCAAGGCGTCGATTCAGGAGAATAAGGCACTGCTGAAGAACGACCCAGGATACATCGCTTCCATCCTCAACAAGTCTCCTGAGGAGGTGGCGAAGGAGTGGGACGGCAACTGGGACGTCATCAAGACGAGCGACGACTTGATAAAGCCGTACCACATGGACAGGATATTCGGCAATGCGAAGATGACGGGCGACGGCATAAGGCGTGCCACATGCGACGTGGCGGGCGACGGAGGTGACAACTGCGTCACTTGGCTGTGGATAGGATGGCACGTCGCGGACATCTTCGTATGCAGGCGAGACCTGTACACCACCCCTACCCTGCTGAAGGCGAAGCTTGAGGAGTGGGGAGTGCTCGAGCAGAACCTCGCCTATGACCTCAACGGTGTGGGACAGGTGCTGAAGGGTGCCTTCCCGAATGCCGTGAAGTTCAACAACGAGGAGGCCGTAGACCCAAAGTACAAGTTCCTCTACAACAACAAGAAGTCCCAGTGCGCATACAAGTTCGCCGAGAGGACGCAGCAGGAGGGATGGAGCATCGAGTACTCGCTGCTGACGAGGAGGTACAAGATGGGAAAGGACACACGCTACCTCAGGGATATACTCCAGATAGAGCGCAAGTGCGTCAAGCAGGACATGAGCAAGGCCGACAGGGGATGGTGCATCATACCGAAGGAGCACATGAAGAAGCGTGACTGCGTCGGGCACTCGCCTGACTTCTTCGAGGCTCTGTTCATGAGGGAGATATTCGAGCTAAAGTCATCGTCCGTCAGCATACCCTCGTTCCTCAGGAACAAGATGGTGCACAGGAGGGTGATCTCGTCAAGGAGAATAATCAGCACATAAAAACGATACAGACATGGCAACACAAGAAATTCTTCTCAGGGGGCTGTTGACTAAACGCCCGTTCTACAGGACAAGTCCCGAATCGCAGGGCATCAGCGGAAGGGAACTGTCAAGCGTGTCGGAAAGGAGTGTGACGAACGACAAGGTGTTCCGCACAGAGGTAACGCAGGCCGACTTCGTCCGAGAGCTCGACACCGACTCGCATGCTATCAACAACAAGGAGCTGTACAAGTCCTATATACAGAAGGACGAGGACGGGCTCTACTACGAGGTCGATATACCGAGGTACGCCTTCCCGTTCCAGCAGGAAATACTCGATGACAGGCTTGCGCGTCTCACCGGCAACGACGTCCAGTTTGACCTCGCGGACATAGACAAGGGAGACGACGGATACCGTACATACGACCTGTTCAAGGCGGGATGGGCTGACAAGGGCATGGAACGTGCCTGGCACTTCCTTGCAAAGTCCGTACTCTCGACAGGTGACGGCGCTTTCGTCGGGATACTCGACCAAGGCAAGTTCTACTGGAAGGTTTTCTCATACAGCGACGGCGACATACTCTTTCCTCACTACAACAAGCTGACGGGAAGGCTTGAAGTGTTCGCACGACAGTACAAGAACTACGACGATCAGGGAGTGACGCGCAACTACATTGACGTATGGGATGATACGCACTACTTCCGCTTCGTGGACAACTCGCAGGGCAACGGTGACAGCAACCAGAAGGTCGGTGATTTCAGCGTCGACGGATACGAAATGGAGTACAGCAAGCCTCATGGGTTCAACCGCATACCAGTGGCGTACAAGCGCAACGACTCAGGCCCATGCTGGTCGCAGGTTCAGGAACTCATCGAGCACTACGAGCAAAGTATGAGTAGGCTGGCTCAGAGCAACCATGCGTTTGGTTTGCCAATAATGTACCTGCAAGGGGAAGGAAAGGAAATGGAGGAGATTGCAACGTCCGACATGTCCTATGCAGCCAAGATACTCCTCATCCCATCCGAGTCGAAGGCAGGATTCCTTGAGAGACAGGACGCTTCTGGAGCATATAAGACAGAGCTTGATGAACTCAGAAAGAAAATCTATGAAGGCGCAATGGTGGTAAAAGCACCTGAATTAAAGTCAGGCGACACCCCAGCAGCTGCAATCAAACTTCTTTATTCAGATTCCTATAACAAAGCACTGCTCGAATCACAGGAATATGACGAGGTTATGCACGATATGGTTGAGATTTTTGAATGGGGGTATGGAATTGAGTCAGAACACCGATTAGACTTTACAAACACGCGTATTGTGTATTATATTCGCCCATTCATTCCCATTAACGATAGTGAAGTTTGCCAAAATCTCTCATTGGCTGTGCAAAATGGCTTCTGTTCAAAACAGACCGCTTCAGAGAAATTCTACCATTCAACACCTAACGAATGGGACAGAATTCTAAGGGAGAAGCATGATGATGATATGCATACCCTGCTTATCGAGGAACAGCGCCTTGAAATGCAGAACGACGAAAATCTTGAATACCAAGAAGATTTGCAGGATATTCAGACTGAGAATCAGATTCAAGTCATCAAAGCCCAAAATACAGAATCAAAGACCGATGATGACGACAAAAACAAGAAAAAGGTCAGGACGAGGAAGGGAAGCGTGAACACCGGACGCGGAAGAGGACGCCCGAACAGGAGCGGAAGAGAATACGATTCACAACGTAACTGGGAAGGAAGGTCTAATTGGGATCAGTTCAACGCAACACATTGACGTTTATATATAGCCGTTAGCGGATTCTTCTTTATTTGGAGTCCGCTAACTTTTAATTAGAATGGATTATGGCAGAAGACATCAGCATACAGCTTCTTGACATCTACCAGCCTATCACAGAAGAGCAGATACGGTCTGGAAAGAACTTCGTGCTCCGCAGGGAATCGGCTGCCAACGGACTGGCATCCCTTGTCGATGCCCTCCTCGCCGATGCTGCGGCTGAGATAGCACGGATAGCATACAGGTACGGCATAGACCCGCAGAGGTTCATGCTGTCGCCAGAATACAATGAGCAGATGTTTAACGAGATCTCCCGTGTCCTTGACGAGCTTGAAGACGAGATATTAGACCTTACAGAATCCTATTCGCTGAAATGCACGAAGGACGAGAAGAAGAAGCTGTGGCTGCTGCCGTGGCTGCTCGCCCTCGGAAGGGGTAGCAAAGGCCTAAGACGCACACTTGAGGACAGGCTGTGGGTCTTCTCCCGCGACCTGGAGGCGATGATAGCCGCAGCGGCGAACGCTAAGATGAGTCAGGAGAGAGCCGTCAGCGTCATCAGGAGCAACCTCCACACGGTATACGGGATGCCTGGCATGCAGTCGGCGTTCATCCATTCACCGCTCTTCAGGGCGCAGTACATCAGGACGCGCGGAGTGAAGAAAGGAAACAGGGGCAGTTCCAACTCAGAGGCCAACAACATCATAAGATTTGCCAAGACCACCCTGCAGATGGCTTGGATGCACTATCATCAGAAACTGTACGAGGAACAGGGCGCAGCAGGATACATGTGTTTTCGCGGTTCGACGTTCCCATGCCAGATATGTGATGATGTGTGTAACGTGTTCTACCCGATAGACCATCCGATGCCGTTACCCGTGCACGCGTCATGTTGCTGCTATTCAGTGCCAGTATTTAGTGTTCAATAATAAAAACATAGAGAAAATATGGATTTGTCACCACAGAAGATCAAGGAGGCCAAGAACCTCGGAGTGAGCGTCAACGAGCTTGTCTTCGCAGACCTGCTCTCGCTCGGGTATATGAAGAACGACGCATACGCGATAGCCTACCCAGAATCCCTCGGTGCGAACGTGCAGAGGGTGAGGCAGGAGCGCGACCGCGTCATGGCGAAGGTTAGCTTCCAGAACCTGTGCGAGGAGCGCAGGAAGCACAACGCGAGCCGTCTGGAGTTCTCGGGCGACACGTCGGACATCGAACTGATAGACAACGAGATGACGGCACGCGAGATACTGAAGATCGCCCGCCAGATGCCTGAGAACAGCAAGGAGCGTGGCGAGATGTTCATGAAATACGCAGACCTCACCCGCAAGAACGACCAGAAGACGGAGGAGATGACGGAGGCCATCAACTTCTACTTCCCCGTCAAGTGCAACCAGTGTCCGCTGCTCTCAGCATGGAACGAGTGGCAGGCGGAGCACGTGAGGAAGGACTCTGAGGTGCGTCCGATAGAGATGGAGGCGGTCATCAGGGCTGCGAGGCCGATAATGGAGAAGGCAATAGAGAAGGCGGGGACATGAAACCCCGCCTTCTTATTTTTCACATACACACGAGTCTACTCGTCGCCGTTGATGACACCTATGGCCTCGTCTGCCATCCAGTCGTTCCTGTCATCCTGTTCCGTCGGCTCCTTCGTCCGTGCATACTCGTCATACCCTTTCCTCCATTCGAGGAACATGTCGGTGAGTGCCTTCACGTCCTTCACGAACCCCTTGTGCTCCTTCGACTTCCTGTCTACGAGCGAGGGGTGCGCATAGACGGTGGCGCACATCTCCAGCGCACGCTGGTAGAACCCGTTCCCTATGCTCGACGCATAGAGCATGTTCGACAGAACGGTGGTGATGACGGCCTCGCCCTGCGCCTTCCGTTCCGTGTCTCCGCTCTCCATGTCGCCGTATGACAGGCAGAGCCAGCCGTACATCTCCAGAGTGGAGGGTATGCGTGTCATCCATGCCCCGTCGAGCGACGATGCATAGAGTACGGCTATCTCCCCGTTGCCCAGCCTGAAGCGTCCGCGCCACAGCTTGAAGTTACCTACGCGCACCGGCTTTCCGAACGGTATCGCCTTTTTCTCCGTTTCCTTTTCCATATTCGATTATCCTTTCGAGTTTTCCTATGAACCGTTTGTCATATACGCACTCAAGGAGGTGGTTCACGACCCCCAT